TTATAATTGACTTTAGCATCATAAGCCATAGTCAATGCAAGTTCAATCAGTTTCATCTTGTCTTCCAAACGGTCAACAAGTTCCACGTCAATTATATTGTATTCAATAAACTTCTGCCACCCTTTCGTATAGAAATCCTTGAATGTATCAAACTCAGAGTGATCTAACTTCTGCTGACCCAACTCCACCTTTGCAATATAATCCAAACGATAAGACTCTTGTGCCTTATAAGTAAACTTCTTATAAAGATCCATGTAATCGAGTTGAGTTACACCACCAACATCAAATACAATCTGGGTGCGTCCCATTACATGTATCTCACCCTCACTCACAAGACCCCAAGGCGAGAACCTCTTCATTAACTTCTCACCAAGAACTCTCTCTAATCTCTTACAAATATAAGGTATATCAAACATCTGTATGTTCCAACCAGTAATCACATCTGGAACATCTTGCATCCAATAGTTTATGAACGATGTTAATAATTCATGCTCAGTTGAACAATAATGATAGATTACATCATTCCGATTATTCTTAAAGGGTTTACTTCCCCAAGTAACGATCTGCTTAGTTGTATAGTCTTGTATTGTGATTGCCAAAATCTCTTCGACGCACGATTCCACATTAGGGAAGCCTTGCTCAGACGTAGTTTCAATATCCAAAGTAATAAGTTTAATCTTGCTGATGTCAAACTTGATCTCATCTTCAGGATACTTCTCTGAGATATATTGATATATGTACCTGTCATTCCCATATATTTCAAATCCCTCAACCTCATCATATCTTTTATAGAACTCACGGCAATCTCGCACCGAACCTGGATTAATCGCTTCAACTGACTCTCCATTTAACGTCTTATATTTAGTCTTCTTTTTAGATTTGACAAATAGAGTCGGAAAGAACTCATCACGGTGTTCATACCTTCTACCATTTTCAACTCCACGAACCAAGAATTGGTTTCCGATTAGTTGAACGTTGGTGTAGAATTTCATTCTGTAAGGGTTAAGTATTTTTCAAGTAAGGTGGGTGTTGGTTCTACAAGAGTAAGAATCTTATCAGAACTCAGCATGAATATATCATCCTTTGTTACTTTAAGCAACCAAGGTTCTAAAACTAAATCATCTTTTATGATGCAAGGATTAATTAATTTACAATCAGGTTCACCAGGAACTACAGCTGCAACCTCTTCAATTTCACTAATCAGCAGTTGTTGACTCATCAGAGTCACTACCTTTACTATTTTGGCCATTTCCTACTACATCCTCCAAATACATTTGTTTAAGTTTTTCTTTTGGTTCCACCATTGTTACCACCCAATCGGATGGAACAGGAATATGTGAATCAGCTGAGAGAGGCATCCACGGAAACATCGAAACCTGAAAAGCAGACTTCTTCTCTGTAGGTTCTTGACCTTCTTTTAGTTTTACTACACATGCCTTATCAAAGAAATATCCAATGACTTTTTTCTCTTCACCTTCTCCTACAATCATTTCTGTAACATCAGCAATGATGTCTTCTCCTGATTTTAAGAGTATCAGTTTAACCGTCATAATTTATAGTTACCTCTTTTTATTATAAGAAAAAAAAGAGAGTCTGTCAAGACTCTCTCTTCTTCTGCATTTCTTCATCTACGATGTCTTGCAGTTTTTCAAATTCTTTGACACGTTCAATGTCCATAAGTAATTGAGATAGTTGAGTTACAACTAATGGTTTTTCACAAGTAGCAGCAGTCTTAATTGCTGATCTAAGACATCCTTCTGCTTCGAGCAGATAGTCGTGGGTTTTTTCAGATAGTGCCATAATTAAAGATACTCTTTACGAGCGTGGTGTTCGGGTACTATCTTATTTAGTTCTATTGTTAATAATCCATCTTCAAACTTGACGGATCCAACCTTCGTATCATCGGTGACCGTCCAGATCCGTTCAAAGGAGCGTTGGGCCAATCCTTTATGGACAAATTCTCCATTAACTTTTGATTCTTCTTTCTTGCCTTCGACATGTAATTTTCCAAACTCTGTATAGACTTTGAGTTCATCTTTCTTAAAGCCCGCAAGTGCGATTTCGAGTTTCGACTCATGATTATTCAACTGTATTAGATTATATGGTGGATAATTAGATTGTGGAATATCTGAATTAAAAAAACTATTCAGATAATCATCCATTCCTATGCTATTCTTAGTTATCCTATCAAATAGATCGGGAAGATTAGCAGCGTGATACCTTGCTAGTGTGTTCATGGTTCTCCTTATTAAGCGAGTGTGAATTGTGTACCCTTACGGCGTACACTACTAATTATACAAGCAAGCATTAAAAAGAGGGGTGTGAAACCCCTCCCAATTCTATTCGGTTTTCTAGTCTAAAACTAATCTGCATTCTCGAACGCAACTTTTGTCGTCTATTGCACAGTCAGTAATACACTCAAAGTATTCTGCCACTTGATCTGTTTCCTCATATGAAGGCCATGCTTTGAGATTATTGTACGAAATTAAATTGTGCATTTTACCCCCAGTTTAAGTTTTTGTATTATCCATAACCAATTTAGTTTAGGATCATTTGTCTCCATATTAACACAAAAGTATTTATATGTAAAGGGTATTTTTTTAAGTATTTGGTAAAGTTACGTATCCTCTGTTGGTTTAGTTTTCTTCCCAATATTATACTTCTGTTCTAGTATCCATTCACCTTTATCTTTAAAAGCCAAGACTTTAATTTGATTGAGTGGAGCGATGTCCGTTACCGATTCATCTTTTACTACAGAGATAAGTCCCCAATCAGAAAGAAGACGAGTAATCCTATTTCTACGTTGAACGTCATTGGGAGTAAGATTAGCATGTTTACCATCTAAGGCAAAGAGTTCTTTAAAATGAACTATGTAATACTTACCTTGTTTGTGTAATATATGACAACTCTGATATAATTTCTTTTCTTTTCTTGATGCTACACCAATTCTTGTGAGAGTTTCTCTTACCTTTAAGAAATCATCGGGTTCATTGAGAAGCACTTCTACCATTTGGTCTTGTGACCATTGTACAGTGGGCTCAGTGGTAGTCATTTCGATCCTCCAGTTTCAAGTCGTTGTTTAATAAAATTAATTTGTTCAGGGGTTAATATTTTCAAAGCATTAGATGCTTTTTCGTTACTATAACCATAGTATTGTTTAATGATTTCAAGGTCTGTGACTTTATCCTTACGGAGCCAGGGACTGAATCTCTTCTTTTTCCTAAGTGTATTTAGATAAAATGAATATTGCATATCCTTATCAAGGAAAGAGTATTTATTCATCTCGTTTGCAAACATTATACAATCCAGATGTCCTGATAAACAACGATTAACAATGTAAGGAGCATAATCCTTAATTGTAGAAGGATCTTCCTCAATAAGATTCTCTTTATTGAAGTTGATAGAATTAAGCCAATCTTTTAGTTCCAATGTCGGATCACCCCTGCAGTAATAAAACAATTAGTAATGAGATAAGAAAAGAAAATAATAGAACGTACCAGAACAACGTAATTGTCGTATCGTCTAGTCTTTTCATCAGAGAAGCTACCCAATGCATACTTCCATACCCTCCATGCTTTTTTCATAATGTGTGATAAGGATCAATTTGTTCGCTAAATTCATCAACATCTCTTAGTAGATTTCTAAATCTTTCATCCTCTTGAGCAAGTTTTTGCTCACCTTTAGTGGTGTAGTGCAAAACAATAGGATTAAAAAACTCCTCATGTTTCTTCTCCACATATCCCTGAGTTACATCCTGTACCCCAAAGAGACCTCCTATCGTTCCCAACCTACTTAATATGATCCACATGGCATATTCATCGTATATACGAGGATTAGGCACAGGATAAGGAATCTTTTTCTCTTTTATCTTTAACATCACCTCCACCAACTCCTCTAAACGATCTATTACATCTAAATGGAGTCCATTATTAAACAACATCACACCCATACAATATTTGTATATCTGTGTCTTCCCACCAGCCTCCAGAATGCATTGATCTACATAATCAAGTGCTTTCCTTATATCCTTCCCACCACCAGTATTAGGATCATGTCTGAAACCAAACTCTTCTCTACCAAATACTTCCGCATAATTGTAATGATCAAAAAGATATTGAACATCTCCATAAAACAGAGTATCTGAATCTACATAAAGGATATTTGCATTATCAAACTTTCCACTTCTCTTATCAAAGAACTTTAAATTAAACCATCTATAAATGAATAGCATTCCATGAGTATGTGCTTTCTCAAAAGGTAAAACTCTTACATCATATTCCAAAGAGAAATAAGGGGGAATAAGCTCAGGGTCATCGCAAAACAAATAAACAGGTATTTCATTATTAAATCTCCTAAGGGAACTAATACTATGGTCAAAACGTTTTAACTCGTGATCATTTACGTGATCATGAGGACTTGCTTTATATGAATAGTAAACAATGTTATTCATCTTCCTTCTCTAGATTTATTACGAATAGTGATGTGATTACCTTCAATTTTAAACTCTAGATAATCAGTATGATCCCACTCAAGTTCTTCATAGAGTTGATTAAGTTTATCCATGTCTTGCCATAAGTCAGTTGGAGTAGGCTCACCCCAAAAAGGATTGTCGTCTGGATTCATCGTATTATTTGAATATCGTCATCTTCTGTCCAGAGTTCGACCTTATCTCTGAAACGACCTTCTTGTTTAAGTTTCTCATAACGTTTACCTGCTTTACGCTTCCACCAAGATATAATGTTATCTAGGTAGAACTTATCCCAGTTCTGTCCACGTATTAACTTATCTTGCTCCCCAAGTATCACTTCTCTAACATTTTTATATCCATAATCAGATGTATAAAATCTTTTCTTTTGAGTAAGATTAAATGCTTGTTCAATAATAGAATTAAACTCTTTAAGTTTTTCATCTTTACCATGTTCCTTTAAAGAGTTTTTAATCCAAGCAATCATCTTTGTCTGTCTTTTTAACTTTTTAGAAGATGCTCTATTCTCAGTCAAAGGATTACCATTATTCAAATGAGTAAAATGATTATGAAGTTCATGAAAAGATTCTGAATGAAGTAAGGGAAGAAACTTACTCTCTGTTAAACCCTTATACCGTATGAAAGGCTTGAGTCCATCATATTGAGATGCAGAAGTTGTAGAACCATATAAGGAAGTTGTTTCAAATAATGCAATATCTTTTTCAAATACTTTACTTACTTCTTCTCTTGCAAAATGAGAGATACATATTAAAGCAAGAAGTTTACCACCAAGATAGTTATATCCAAATGGTTGAGATGGAACAATAGCAAATCCCATAACTGCATGACGATTAAACATGGTAAGATTTGGTTGTTTACCAAACCAAATATTTCTAGGTTTAGAATTAATTACAGGTGATCCAAAACGAATAAATCCCATTATCTTTTGGGTTCTCTTTTCAAACACCATCCAACGTAATTCCCTACCAGGAATATTATGTTCTATTACATGAGAAGAAGTTGCTGTTAAATATTCAATAAATTGTTGCTGAGTAATATTATCATCAAATCTAGCACCCACTGCCTTAACTTCAAATTCCATTTCACTAGGATGAATATCTTCATTTAGAAAATCATCTTTATGAGAAAATCCAGGCAGCATAACTGTCCTTTTTCCTATTGCTTCATTCTTTGCATGACGCAAATAATCTTCAATGGTTTTAAAGTTCTTAAAGTAATCAATAAATTTATCAGCAGCCCATGTAGCGTCTGCTTCACTAATAATCATA